CAGCACCGCCATGCCCTGCGTTGCAATAGCATCACGAAAGCGATCCTTTGACAACACGCTAACCAGAGGCACCGAGAACTCCCGCACACCATCTCGGGGTAAATGCAGTCGCATCCATAGAACCTCACCCGCCACAGGGTCGTGCATACGCTTGACCACATAGAAGTCGTTTTCATAAACCAACTTGTCATTGCCCTCTTCTTCGGATTTGTTGGGGTCGCCTCGGCGGTATATACCACCGTACTTGCCACGAAAGAAAGGAAAGGGGTATGCAGGTATGTTGTATACCCGCACGTCTTTGGAATTAGAGTCCACCGTTGTGATGGTGTTGTCTTCCTCAGTTGCTTCAATGATCTCTTTACCCAACACAATAGGTGAGCCAAACTTACCCTTGTGCTTACAGTCTTTACAACCACCGGGTCTGAGGTCATCAAACGTGGTGCAGGTATATGGGCCTTTAGTTTCGCTTGCCTTGCGATCAGTCTCATGGGGGCTGTAGCTATCATGCTGATTCGACATCTCGTGGATGGCGGTATCACGATCTACGCAAAGATTGGCAATCGATAAGCCACCACGCCACAAAGGTTCTGGCACCTGCTTCTGGTGCTCCATAATGTGGTTGAGTTGAGCACACCCCTCAACCTTCAAGGCAATAATCTTTTCAAAGCGATACGAATTGTTCTGCCCCATCAGGGCTTTGCTGGTTGCGTCTTGCCCAGCGTTCTTGATGTAGTCAGGTACCTCAAAGGGCAATGCGTCAGTAGACTGGCTTGGCTCGGGCGCACCTAGGGCGGCGGCAAAATCAAACAGGTCAACCTTACCATCACCACCTATGTACTCCACTGGAAGTGGGTTGTCAGGGTTTTTAAAGTTGTGTGTTTCTGGCACGCGAAGGATACGCGCCATGTCAGTTGTGCAAGAAGGATCAGCAAATAAACTACGTTCAGTGCAAACATTCTTTAAACGCTTGGCCACAGGTAGCCATGTGTTCTTGTCGATACTCTCAGGCAGTACCCAGTACGCATGCACTCCGTTACCAGAGTTGATACAGATGGGTTGAGGTAAACCTAGGTCAGTACAGAACTGCCCCAGTGCCGCCATTGCCAGATCACGTGATGCATAATCCTTGGTGGGGCCACAGTCTAAATCAAGCCAAAATGCTTTGGCTCTGTATGCGTTGGTAGCTAGCCTACGGGGTGGAACAATCTCAGGGTCAAACGAGAACATCGCATAGTACGTGTCAGCGTCAGCACCATAGATGCCCTGTATTTCCGTGATGAGAGATGGAATGTCAGTTGCAAACCGTGTACGTAACTTCTCCTGCCTGATGCCGACCGCGCAGTATTTGCCAGTATCCGGCAACACCGCATTCAGAAATTCGGTCAATGTCATAGGGATACTTCGGGTTAATGGCGGTCAATATAGTTTTGGATTTTCTTGGCGGTTTCGGGGCGCGGTGAATACTCACCCGCGAACCACGCATAAACGGTTATCTTCGTAACCCCTGCAATCTCGGCAACCTTCTTCACCGATATGTTTTTCTTGATGCAAGCCCTGCCGATTTTTACACCGGACAACTTCCCATCAGCTTGCTTGTTCTTTAGCACCGTGGCTAATGTGTAACCAATCATCGCTGTCTTTCGTTAGGTGGGGGTACTAACCACTCGTCTGCAAGCTCCGAAGAATCTTTGCGTAGCGTTCCCCCCGATTGGTTTACTCGTCGCTGTCGTCTGCCCATGCATCAAGCACAGAGGCTACGTCTTTGGATTCCGTTTTCTTCACGGCACGTTTGACGGGTTCGTCAACAGCTTCGGGTTTAGCGGCCTTGGGTGCGGGCGCGGCTTCAGGTTCCATGAAAGGAGAAGCCTTCGGTGTACTACCATCCACCTGCTGAACAGTCTGTGTTACGGCGTTCAGTGCATCTGCTGATTCACCTTGAGCCTTGCTCTCAGCCAACTCTTCCACAGACAAGGGGCGCACAGCGCGGAATGTCAGCTTGGGTGTTGCGCTTGAGGTATCAAAACGCATCTCAGTCACAACGGCTGTCACGGGGATACCATGACCGCCCAAGAACTTAGCGTACTGTTGCAGTGGCATCTTGCCGTTATCGCCTGTGCCGAAGATTGACTGACCGGGCAATGACAACTGATACACATCACCTGACAGATTGTTTTCCAAAGCCACAGCAATGCGTTGGCTGAAGCGGCAAGCACGGCTATCACCCTGACCAGAACCCTTGATGTTCTGTTGGCAATTCTGGCAACTTGTGCTCTGTGGGTTCTTCACACCTTTGTCTGGTGCAACGCCATCATTGGATGAGCAATCGGGGGAAGCGTTCTGGCCTTCCACGTAAGTGCCTGCGTAGTACTGGCGTGATGTTTTCTCAGCAGAGCGTACAACTACCACGTTCATGGCGCGGTCGTCATTCTGAGCAACTTCTTTACCACCAACAACCATGCGGAATACACCGCCTTTGATTGAGATGCGTTTGCCGTTACCACCGCCACCCATCAGGGCTTTGGTTGTTGCGTCCAGTTCAAGGTTACGCAAGTGGGCTGGGAGGGTGTTACCACCTTGGGAGAAGAGAGTGATGTCAGACATTTGGTGTTTCCTTTTTGATGAAAGTGTTAATAATTGCTAAGTCAATGTTAAAAAATTTGGCAAGGTCACTAGCGAAGAATCGATAGTTCTTACCAACGCGGATGAAAGGTATACGCTTCTCAGGGTTCTCTTCCTTAATAAGCGCGTGAACAGTTGACGGTGCGACTTGCAATAGCTTCGCCACCTGCGCCAACGTAAGTGCAGTTTCCAATTTAGCTTCTCCTGACAGTTACAGTATATTTGTGATCCACGTTTAACCCTGTCGGTAACACATCAGGATTTTCCCGTAGGAACTCTTTCATATTCAACTGCGATATGCGCCTCTCAACTAAGTCAAGTGCGTCATGGTCACGGATGAATTTGTGCATTGCAGCCCAGTCGCCTGTCCAGTAGCGTGTTTGCACTGTACGTATTGCTGTGCCGTGGGCCGTCTTAATACTCTCGGCTCCAGTTGCTTTGCAAGTCTCAAGCAAGTTTGATTCAACCAAACCCATTTGCTCTTTGATTGCAAGGTCTTCTGCTTCGTACTTCGCTTTGAGGGCGGCACGAGCATCGCGCATCTTAATGTATACGCGTACTAATTTATCTGCTGTTATATCCATGTTGCTTTCCGTTTCGTTTTTTGGTTAATGATACATCCTATCTTTACTTTGTCAAGTACCTCCATAAATTTATTTGTTTAAGTCGAATTCATCTTTATAAAGTTCCATTAAATTAAACTGTGCTAACTCTTTTGTTTCTAAAGCTTTGTACAGCTTGGCCTCTACTGGACTTCCTTGGAGCTTGACAACCAAACATTTGTTCACTTGCCCTGCCCTGTGAATACGTGCATTGGCTTGCGCGTATGTCTCGTATGATGTAATGGGTGCCCACCATACAATCGTGTTTGCCGCGTGCAAGGTGACACCGTGTGATGCAGCTTGGGGTTGTATGACAAGCACCCGTGGGTCTGGCTCATCTTGAAACTTGCGGAATATCTCTGTACGCCTGCCAGCAGGTACACCCCCGTGTATCACATCCACTGTGTAGCCATCCCTGCGCAGTTCTTCAAACAAAATCTCAATGGCATGGCGGTATGGGGCAAACACCAATACCTTATGACTGGATTCGTCAATGACTTCCTTGAGCACCGCCGTGCGACTGCTAGAGTCAAAGGTCACGATCTCGCCACTGTCGGAATACACCGCGCCACAGGAAATCTGCAATAGCTTGTTCAGCTTAGCGGCGGCGTTGATGGCTGTGACTTCCTCCCCTGCCGCCTGCATAGCCATCACCTTGCGAAGCTTCTCGTAGTAGCGTATCTGCTGTGCGGTCATGGGAACCTCACGCTCTGCGTACAGTAAGTCTGGCAGGTCAAGGCATTGCTCTTTGGTGAACCTGATTGCAGGTTGAAGCAGTGTGCTGACCACCTGCTCTGCTTCCCGTTTGGGTGCCCACTTAAACTGAGTGATCTTGTTCATCACCTGATCGCGGTACATAGAGAAGCTACGGGGTGTAGCCGATGGGTTAACTAGCTTAGCCAGACCATACGCATCAAGGGGCGATTGTGAGGCAGGGGTTCCTGTCAACATCCACAGCCACATGTTGGGTTTGACGATCCGGTTC